TCTGAATCTAACTCTAATCCGTCAAATGCCTCTCCTATTGTGACTACTTCTTTATTTTCTTGTGGGAAGATACCAGAAATATTCATAAATGATAATCCTATTGCTTCTGTCACATCTTCACGAACACCAATAAAGAATACTCTATTTCTTCTTTGTGGTACACCGAAGTATGATGCGTCTAAAACTTTATATGATACATCATATCCTATTTTTTCAAATGTGTTTACAATTTCATTTAATTTAAATTTAGCTTCTCCTGCCAATAGGCCTGCAACATTCTCTCCTATAATTACTTTAGGTTTTATATCTTTTGCAACTCTTAAATATTCAAAAAATAAATCTTCAATATTTTCTACTATTTTACCATCTGAATACTTTTTAGTTTTACCCCAACCATCAGAATGTTTTGAACCAGACTTTCCTAATGTACCACACATTGAAAATGCTGAACATGGTGGTGAACCATCTAGTATATCTAATTCACCTTCTTTAATATTTGCAACTTCTAAAAAGTCTTTCCCTGTAAGTTCTTTTATATCACCAGGTATGATTGGTGTATCGGGGTAATTTTCTTTATATGTTTTTCTAGCTTCTTCTACAAATTCATTTATACAAAGTATATCTCCACCTGCTAATCTATAACCAGTAGATGAACCACCCCCACCTGCGAATGTAGAGATTACATTAAACTTTTTTTGTGCCGATGCTTCTTTTACATCTTTTAAATTGTATGGTTTATATTTCATTCGTAAACTCTTGTATATTTTATATCACCTGTATAATTTTTTTTATAATATATACAGCCCGTAGAAAATCCAAATGGGAATCCATGATTATTACCACCACCCATGTGTACTATTTCTTTTATGTCACCATATTCTCTAATCTTCATGTCAAGTTTTTTACCTTTAAATGTTTTAATTAAAGGACAAAAGAAAACTATATTATCTGCAACTTCAAATGCCTTTAATAAAAATTTATCAAAAATACTAAATGGCGGATTAGTTATTATCCAATTAACTTTTTTATCATAATCAAGAAAATCTTTACCTTCTGTTATTTCGCACCAATCTTTATCACCTTCAAATTGGTTATAGAAAGAACCTGTACCTCTACAAGGTTCTAGTATCTTACCTGTAGGTTTAAAGTAATCTATTATAAATTTAGCAGTAGATGAGTTTGTCATTATTAAATCATTGGGTGTGACTTTTCTACTTTTTGGTGTACTTACCCTACCTACATAATTCATAATTTTTTTAACACCTTTTCGTAAATTGATTCTGCAATTGCTTTCATCATTAATGGTGGTACCATTCTACCACATCTTTCTGACTGTTGATTAAAACTACCTGTTAATTTAAAGTCATCAGGTAATGACATCATTCTTTTTGTTTCTTTAATTGTAAAGTGTCTAGGTTCATGCCAATGTATTGCTCCACCTGTTGCTGTAATTGTTGGAGCAGGTTTATGTCTAGATGTTTTTTTCATATTAAAGTGATGACCTTTAGGATGATAATCAGCACCAGTTTCAACCTTGTCTGGGTCATCTGGCATTTTCAACCAAGTTTCATAATGTGATGTTTTCTTAAATTTTTCTATTAGTCTGTCTGCTTCTTTTCTATCTACTTCAATATCACTTAAACAATCTTCTAATGTGACTACTTGATTACTTTCTTCTGGGAATAAACTATTAATATTCATAAATGTTAATCCTGCCTTTTGAGTTATGTCTTCACGAACAGCAATAAAAATAGTTCTTTGTCTAGTTTGTGGTACTCCATAGTGTACAGAATTTAAAACTTTAGATGATACATCATATCCTATTTCTTCAAATGTATTTGTAATTTTATAATAGTATTGTTTTGCTTCACCCACAGTTAGTCCTTTTACATTTTCAGCAACAATAACTTTAGGTCTTAAATCTTTTGCAATTCTTAAAAACTCAAAAAATAAATCTTCTATATTCTCAATCTTCTTACCATCAGAATAACTTTTAGTTTGACCCCAACCTTTAGAATGTTTTCCTTGTACCATTGCACCCGATACAGAAAAAGCAGAACATGGTGGGGAACCATCAAAAATATCTATCTCACCATACTTGTTAAAGTTTTCTGCTGTAAGTTTTTTAATATCATCTGGTAGTACAGGTGTGTCTGGGTAGTTTTCTTTATATGTATTTATTGCTTGTTCAACAAATTCATTTACACATAATATCTTACCACCAGCTAAACGATAACCTGTGGAACTTCCACCACCACCAGCAAATGTAGATACTACTGTAAACTTCTCTTGTTCTGAAGCCTTAACAACATCTTTTAAATTATATGGTTTGTATTTCATAATAAAAATTCATCCAATGTAGATTCATTATTTTGATACCTAACATGGTTATCTCTATATACATCTAACATTCTTGTTCTATTTTTAAAGTTTATTTCTTTATTATTTAGCAAAGTTTCAAATAGTTTATTTACACCACTTCCTATTTGTAAGTTTAAATGATTTTCTACTTTACCTATTTCATTAAATTCATAAAATCCATTTCTTACATGATGTTTTTGAAATGGTCTATTTAATTGTTTATGATTATGTTTATAAAAGAATTCTTTAACTGATTCAGATAAGTATGGGGTAATAAGTTTTTTATAAAATAATTTTGCAACTTTATTATGCCATATATAACCAGCTCTATTTTCTTCCTTAAAATAATCATCTCTAAATTCATTAAAGTTATCACCTTTATAATGTATCATGGCTTTTTTACTCAATCCATAATAACCATCAGCAGCCCAACCAGATAAAACAAATTCTTCTTCTATTTCTGGGTAGATATGTAAAAATGGATATGTACATTCAAATTGTGTTTTCTTTTTACATCCTAAATCTACTAATGCATGAAAGTCATTTATTAATTTACTAGTATCAATTATTATACCTGTAAATTTCCAATCTCTCATTTGAGCAATATCTTTTGCCTTACTATAATCATAAGATGGTTCACTATCCAATCTAAAACTATATGCATGTATTTTTTTACCAAGTCTTTCTGCCGCAAATCCAACAGATATAGAATCAACACCACCAGATAATAATAATGCTACTTCTTTATCTGGTACAGTTTTATCTACTTCATTAATTAAAATTTTATCTATCATATTTTTTTGAAATATAATATCCCAATTATTATCAAATTGTTGTCTTTCTATTTGCATAGGTCTTCTTTTATCTCCTTTACCACTCATTAAAAAAAATCCTCTAAAGATGCTTGTGTACCATAACTACCATCTATTTGCCATTGAATAATATCAGTAATAAACTTTAAAGGTTCTATAAATGATTTTTCAAATTGCATATCATAATCTATAATACCATGTAAGTTTAATTCTTTTGGTAATTTAGTCATAAATGATATAGAGGTTGATTGATATGTATTAGGTATTTTCATATGTAAAAATTTAATCTTATCACCTTCTTGTATGTAAGGATATTTTCCTAATAATTTTTTATCTTTAATAAGATAATTATATAATATTGCACCTTTACAATGTATCGGTGCTCCTTTCTTAAATAGATTATGTGATTCAGTCCACTTGTTTAATCCATTTACAGAGCGTGGGTACGCAACCATTTCTGGTTTTAGATTCATAAATTCTTTTCTAAAATCTTGTATAAAAGTATTTAGCACTTTTGAATCTTCATTCATTATAATTTTTAATGCTTCTTTAATCTTTTCTCTACAAGCTGCAGGGGTTGATGACTTCACAGCTTCAACTCCCATAATTTTTAGTTTAGGTTCTTTAAAACGAACACCTTCAATATCATGTGAATTTAAGATATATCTTTTCTTTGCAACCCAAATTCCTTTGTCTGCAATTACTTCTCTTTTCATAACCATTTTTTGTTCATACGCATTTACATATTCAGCGAGTTCCGTATAAGCCTTATCAATAAAAGGTTCAATTTTATCTGTAGCCACCTTGTCCAAGAAGTCCACGATTTTATCTTTGTCTTCTCCTTTGAATACTTTGCTAACAAGTTTGTCAAAACATATGTACACCGAATCCGTATCTGACGCAATAATGTAATCTTCTCCATTGGTTTCAAGTATTTTATTAAGATACCCATTAAGAGAATGTTCAATATACCTAATAGCAAATTGACCGCTGGTAGTAATTGCTTCAGCGACCAGAAGATTATAATACCTAAACCAGTTATTACCAATAGCACCATACGCACTATTAAGAGAAATCTTCTTAGCCATTTGGATATTATTAAATTTCGAGATTGTCTTTTTAAGTTTTGGGTCTTTCGTTCTTTCATAATCTTTCTTTGCCTCCAACAGAAGCTGTTTAAACTTTACCCTTTCATCATAAATCCTTTGCATGAGTTCAGGTAAAAATCCTTTTTTTGTAGTTTTAAACAATGCACCATTTGGTGTTAATGTCGCATCTTTTAATACTGATGTATCTACTTCTTTATTTAGCATTCTTTCTACGGATATGTCTTTTACTTTTTTATCAGCGACCAAGGTCTCTGGTGAAATGTTATACTGCATGATTAAATGTGGATATAGAGAATTTAAATCAAAAGACATAACCCATTTGTGTAAACCAACTTGAGGTTCTTTTACATAAGCACCTGCAAACTGTTCTGTTTTTTTCCTATCTATTTTTTGTGGTATAACAATATTCTTTTTTCTCAATTCATTATAAATCAATATATCCCAATATTTTACTGAGCCAAGTACATCCATATAATTAACTTTAGCATCATATGCCATAGTTAAACATAACTCAATCAGTTTCATTTTATCTTCTAATCTATCTACTATCTCAACATCTTGTATATTATAGTCAATGAAAGATTGAAAGTCCTTTAAGTACCATTCTCTAAATGTTTCGTATGGATTGTCATCTTTACTCTCACCGAGTTCAATATGGGCTATATGGTCTAATCTGTAGCTCTCACGCGTGACATATGTAAACTTCCTATACAAATCATAAAAATCCAAATGTGATACTCCTTGAATATTATAGACTTGATGTTTTCTACCCATTTGATAAACTTCTTTACTTGACACATTACCCCATGGTGATAATTTGTTTATCTCATATTCATCATATAAATTTTTAATACGATTACATAGATATGGTATATCAAAAAATTCTGTATTCCAACCTGTGATAACATCTGGTTGATTCTTTTGCCAGAAAGATAAAAACTCTTGTATTAACATTTTCTCATCTTTACATTTTACATAAGTCACATCTTCTCTTGTATTTTTATATTCACCTATACCCCAAACGAGTATCTGTTTATTTTGATGATTCTTAATTGTAATTGATAGTAGAGGTTCTATTGCATCCTCAACTTGTGGGAATCCATTCTCACAAGCGACTTCTATATCAATAGTGACTACAAGAATTTTATCAATATCCCATTTAACATAATTAGGATATTCATCTGCAATATAATTATATTGAAATAAAGTATTTCCAAAGATTAAATGTGGTTGGTCTTCATAAGACTTCAACCATTCTTTAGCATCTTTAATTGTTTGATGTTTTATTGGTGTGACATTTTGACCATCAAGAGTTTTATAATTAGTATCTTTAATTACTTTACAAAATAAAGTAGGGGAATACTTAACCTTACGATTAACTCTTTCACCATTCACATATTCTCTAACAAGTAGAGTATTGCCCCAAGGGGTCACATTAGTATAAAATTGCATAATATAGTTTTGTTAATTATTTATTCTTCATTTTCAGCTAGTAAAACTTGGTCATTATCATCTGAATAATAAGTATTTAATGTTTCAAGTTTATCTCTTGCAGTTGCTAATTTTGACATTTCACTATCTACTGCAGAAACTAGGTCTGGGTGTTCACCTATACCTGCAGGATTTTTTTGATAGACATCAATGTTTGCTTTAGCAGCGGCAATTTCAGCTTCATATTTTTTTCTGAGCGCATTAATCATCTTGGATTCCTATAATCTTCATCATTGTCATCGCCTCTTTTTATATAACTAGAAAGAACGAATTTTCTGTCTGGGTTTACTGCTACTTTTAATCTAGTTAAAAGTTCTCTATTAATTAAAAATGTACTTCTAGAATCTTTTGTTGTTAGTCCTATTGGTACATCTTTATATAATTTGTTATTAAATTTTAAGTCTACTAATATTATAGGTCTTTTATCTATCTTACCTACATGGTGTGGATGAGATACACCAACTATTCTATGAGTTTGTTTTATACCATCTCTTTCCCATTTAACTATCTTGCCTTTTATTTCTAATTTGTCTACTACAAACATGGACGCTTTAGTTCCATTACCTGTATCAAGTTTAGCACGATATGGCCCAAGTCCTACAATTTCTAATCTTTCTACATATCCAGCAACTTGTGTTGAACCTACAAATCTACTTCTTACTTTTCCAACATGTTCTAATACCTTCTCAATTAATCTTTCATTTGTAGTTTTCTTACCATCACCATTTCCAAAGTTAGACCCAATACCAGGTGACCCATTACATTCTAGAATATATGCTTTTCCTTTTACGATTGTATGGTCTACACCAACCATGTATGCACCTGTTGTTCTATACGCATCTAATATTAATTTTTTTTCTTCTTTTGATAATACATAAGGTTCTGAATCAGCACCTCTATGAATATTAGAACGAAAATCTTCTTTTGGTTTTATTCTCTTAGTGGATGCTATAATTACACCATCAACAACGATAGTCCTAATATCAAAATCCATTTCTAAAAATTCTTGTACTAATAAGTCTGCATTAAATTTCCATAAAGATTGTATAACAGATATCATACTCTTATAATCATTTACGATTGATACACCAATACCTTGTGTACCTGTAATTGTTTTTATAATTACGGGAAATTGACCACCGATTCTTTCATGTGCATCTTTTACAGATTCTTCATTATTAATAATTGATGTTCTAGGTGTCTGTATTCCATTTTGATTAAATGTAATATAGGTAGACATTTTATTATCACAGGTTAACATTCCGTCACGATTGTTAATCATAAATGCACCTGCCTTTTCAAAAGTAGAAAGTAATGCAAGTCCGACTTCATCATCTAATACCCCAGCACGAACAAATACCACAGTTTTATTTACTTGATAATCTACTTTATTACCTTCTTTATCTGTAATAGTAATAACACCTTTATCTACATCATTTGTAGATACCCATGCTTTTCTTGTATTAATTATGTGACAAGGAATATTATTTTTGTCTGCGTATTCTTTAATTTGATTAGAAACAACTTCTTTTTCTTTAGATGATACTTTAGTTAAGATAGCGATTTGTATATCACCATCATTCACATTTTCTTCTGTGATAAAAGATTGAAAATTTTTCATTATATATTTACTCGTTTGGTTGCCATTTACCCATTGATTCTTGTTTACCTTTTAAATCTGCAATCGCAGTTTTAATCGCATCTTCTGCCAAGACTGAGCAATGAATTTTTACAGGTGGTAGTGCAAGTTCTTCTACTATTTCTGTATTTTTAATTTGTTCTGCTTCATTTAAAGTTTTACCTCTTACCCATTCTGTTAATAAACTAGATGAGGCAATTGCTGAACCACATCCATAGGTTTTAAATTTAGCATCTGTTATGATATCATTTTCATCTACTTTAATTTGAAGTTTCATAACATCGCCACATGCAGGTGCTCCAACCATCCCTGTACCTACTGTTGGGTCATCTTTATCAAGTGAACCTACATTTCGTGGATTCTCATAATGGTCTAAAACTTTATCTGAATATGCCACTACTCTACCTCTTTCTTTTTACCTATGTTATATTTTGTTTCTAAAGTCCATTCATCTTTTTCTTTAAAAGAAATAATTTTAATTTGACTTAATGGTGCTATAGGTTCTGGTGTTCCTTTCATTGTCACCAATCCCCAATCACTTAAAAGTTTAACTATTGTATTTCTTCTTGCAATATCATTTTCTGATAGATTAGTATTCTTACCATCTAATGCAAATAATTCTTTGAAGTGAACAATATAATACTTTCCTTGTTTATGAAGTATATGGCATGACTGATATAATTTTCTTTCTTTTCTAGAAGCAACTCCTATACGAGATAAAGTTTCTCTTATCTTTAGGAAGTCATCTGGTTCTTTTAACAGAACCTCAAACATCTGCTCTTGTGACCAAGTTATATTATTTTCCATGTTTACCGCCTTTATTTAAACTATCTATTATAGTTTTCATTTGTTCATCATTTAGTATATTAAGAGCCGACTTTGCTTTTTCATTACTATATCCATAATACTCTTTTACATACTCTAGATTTTTCACCTTTTTCGCTTTTAACCAAGGTGTGTATCTTTTCCTTTTTCTTAAACTATTTATTAAAAAATCAAATTGTAGTTTCTTATCTATGTGATGATTCCTATTCATTTCATTTACTAAAAATATAGTATCTTGAAAAGGAGCCACACATTTATTTATAATATACGCAGGATATTTCTTTTCCCACATTTCATCTTCACCATCCATAAGTTTTTCTTTTGAATAGTTTACTGCATTTAAATATTCTTTCAATTCATACATACTCTACTTCTTCACCTAATATATCTTTTAAATTTTCTTTTGCTATTTCTAAACTTTTACTATTAAGTGTAATATATCCAATCCCATTATTATCAATATGTAAAAGTCCACCACTATGATGAAACTTTTTTACAGATTCTTGACTTAATTTATTAGGAGCTTTAAATCTTAATCTAAAACTCATTTGTGATATCCTTGTTCCATTACTCGCCATGGTATAGTGTCTGCATGATTAGTTTCATTATATAAATTTACACTATCTCCAGCAATTTGTATTCCACTATCTTTTTTAAATCCTTTGTATGCCATATTAAATGCAATACTTCTTCTTTCACCAGAACCTTGAAATGGGTATACTTGATGATACAAACTATTAGGAAATAATATACACATGCCAGGTTTTGGTTTTATTACAAAAGAACCTGTTGTAAAAATATTATCATTTGTACAAAATGTAAATTCTATTTCACCATCCTTATCTCTTTTACCAGTTATGTTTCTAGGTTTCATAGCAGGAACTTTTAAATACAATACAGAACTTATCTGACAATGTGAATGAGTGTGTTGTGGATTATATTCATTTTCATATTGATGTACAGTCCAAATAGATTGCATTTGAGTTTTAACATCCATTGCATCCCATATATTTTTTTGACCAGAATTTAAATAAGCTTGTTCTATATAACTTCTAGATAATGCATGAAAAATATTCATACATTTTTTTTCTTCTAACATGGAATGTGGTATTTCACTTTCTTTTTTTATAATACCAGCAAGTCTTGGGCCCATGTCACCTTTTTCTTTAACCACTTCAGCAATTCCATTAAGTTTTTTAATTATACCTTCTGGTAATTGTGCCACCATAACTAAAGGCCCAAATGGTTTTATCACTTGTACATTTTCTATTTCCATTTCACATCCACCATAATTTCTGTTAGACAAGCCAACAAGTTTATTTCTTGGTCGGCCACAAAAGCTGACTGATACTGGTACTTAGATAAGATAAGAACTGCATGAGGTATTGTACTACTATCAGCATACTCATAAAGACTGTCATAAATCCTACGATAAATACGCACAGGGTCATTGTCAAGATTATGTACAATCCACTTTCGTACACTAGTGAATTCCTGAGCTTTGAGTGCGGCAACAAGTTCATTTATATTTACTTCCGATATATTAACTAATATTCCAGCATCTATTTGGCCTGATGTAGAATATCTTTGTAATTCATTTAAAGTTCTTCGCCAATCTGGGAAATATTTAGTCAATACTTCCATTACAACTCTAGGTTCATATTTTATATTTTCATTTTCTAAAATATTTTTAACTCTACTAAAAAAATCTTTTGCAAGTCTTGGTTTATCTTCTTTAGGAATTATAAAATCTATAACACTACATCTTGAATGTAATGGTTCTATTAATCTATTTTTATAATTACAAGTAAGAATGAATCCACAGTTTTTGTGAAATTCTTCCATGAACCCACGAAGTGCAGGTTGAGTAGATTGAGGATTTAGATAATCTGCCTCATCAAGTATAACATACTTACGACCACCTTCTAGTGATACAGTAGAAGCAAAGTTTTTGATTTTATTTCTGAGCACATCAATACCTGATTCTTCTGAACCATTTATGACTAATGATGTTGCTCCAATTTCATCAAGCATTGCCTTGGCAACTGTTGTTTTACCAATACCTGGCCCACCCGATAATATTAAATTTGGAATATGTTTATCTTTTACAAATTCTATAAAAGTAGTTTTTAGATGTTCTGATAAGACACATTCATTGATTGTGCTTGGGCGATGTTTCTCCACCCATAAAAAAGTTTCCATAATATATAATCCAATTTTTTATTCATAACTTGATTCAGGTTCAAGTGCAACCCAATATTCAACATCTTTATTTGTAGATGCTAGATGACTGATATTTTTAGATGATATTTCTACATCATAATTGCCATCCATAACTTTTAGATTTTCTACTTTAAAGAAAAACTTAAAGTCACTACCATCTTCAACTGTATCAACATCTAAAGAAAAAGTATTTGCAGTATCATTCTTTTTATCTTTTACAGTTAAGAATACACCAACATCTTTTTTCTCTAATACTAAATCAGGTGCCTGTATAACACCTGCTGCTCTTTTCAGTTTATTTAAGTCTTCACCATTTAATGTAAACGATATTTCTTTACTAGGCATAGTAATTGTTTTACTTGGTGAAGTCACGACTGATGGGTCTGAATAAAAATACTTCAAAGAATTTTTTGGATTATTTTCTTCTTTAATAATTACAAACCCTTCTTTAAATTCTAGAATAGGACTTGTAAATAAAGATATAGAAGCTAGAAATTCATTTAGGTCATAGATTGCTACTTCCTTATCAAATGATTCTTCTACTTCTGCTTTTGCAACTATATTTTTCATGGCAGACATTGTTGTCAATGTACTACCTTCCTTTATTACAAGGTTTTGATTTATAGTCGCAAAGTTTTTTAACACTTCTACTGTGTGTTCACTTAGTTTCATAATATAACTCCTTACGATTTAATTTCTTTATTTAATGTAGGTGATTTAAATTGAGCGACAGTTTCTTTACTGTCTTTAATATTAAAGTTAGCAGACATTGTTCTTCGTTCACCTTCACCGAAAAACGGCATAACACAATGTTGCAACCAATTAGGAAATATTATCATAAATCCTTTTTTAGGTTTTATATATTCTTGTGCATCTAACTTTAATCTATAAACATCTTGAATTGTATTTGTAGATGTTATTAAACCTGTATGACCATCAATATCACCAGACGCATTTTGTAATGTAGGGAATGATGGTTTATCTTGAATACACTTTGGTACTTTCAAATAAAATATCATTGATAGTCCAGCTGGTGTTTGGCAACCATGTGCATGTAATGGATTGTAATCACCTTCATAACTATGTACAGTCCACGCTTCAAAAGAATCTGCAATACTATCACGACTATAACCTGTTTTATCGCGAAGTAAACTAGTTGCACATCTATCTATAACAGTTTTAAAATCTTTACCTGTTTCACCATCTAAAGGGAATGTATATTGTTCAGATTTTTCGTTTCTGTTAATCTGACCTACTAATTGACTTCCATGAGATACTTTACTTGGTATGATAACTTCATCAATATGTTTATTGATATCATCAGTAAATGCATCAGGCATTTGTATTGCCATTAATTTATATGACGGAATAGTTTTTATCTGTGCGTGTGTATCAAATTGTTTTTGTTTACCTTCTTCTGGTTTGTTTTTTGGTAAACTCATTGAATCAGAAAGGTCTTTTAAACTCATGTCCTATCTTTCCTATAATGGTCACCAGTTAATCTTTCTTTTAAAGTAATATTAATATTTGCAGAGAATGTTCTTCTCTCATCATTTGGTACTTCACTAAAGAAAGGCATAACACCATGTCTTAACCAACTAGGGAACATTATTAATGTACCAACTTCTGGTTTAATATATTCTTCTGTAATAGGTCGCATCATATTAATATCACGCATTCCATTTTGACCCCATGTTAAATATGTAAATCCATTAACATTACCTGATGAATTATTTAATCCACCAAATTCTTCTGACGGATTTCCTAATTTTTCAATACATCTAGGAACTTGTAAATACATAATACATGATACACCCATTGGTGTTCTTGTACCATGGTCATGTATTGGATTGTAATCACCACTATAACTATGTACTGTCCACATTGATTCAATAGAGGTTTCACATTCTATTCCGATTGACCTATTAACATATTCTTTTGCAAGTCTTTGTAATACTCCACCAAACATTTCACCAACTTCATCATCTTCATGTGGGAAAGTTAATTGTGCTGACCTTTCATGTTGATTAATCTGACCTACAAGGCCATCTGAATGGTCTGTACTTTTTGGAATAATTACATCTTCAATATGTTGATTTATTTCTGTTGTGACTTCATTAGGGAATTGACACCTCATAATGTTTACTGCTGTCTTTGGTCTAAAGGCGATTTGAATACCGCCAGGATTCTTTGGTACAGGTTCACCTGTATCTACTTGTTGATTTTCAGAAGCTTCATTCTGTGCGTTTACCATATCTGTACGCTTCACTTGTTTTACATCATCACTCATAATCTTTTTCTCACTTGGTTTTTCGGCAGCTCCTTCAAGAGCTTTATTATAATCTTCTATTGTAAACGGTTGGTCGGGATTATCTGGTTGTCTGATTATTTCTTCTTTACCAGTTTCACTATTAAATCTAGAAACTCCACCAGCTCCTAAATCTACATCACCATCTAATATTTTAATACCCATAATTTATATCCCATTATATATGAAAGGAACAGGTATTGTCAACCTGTTCCTAACACTTTTTTTACTTTATTTTACTTTGATATGTTTTGGCTTCTTCTCATCTGGGATGATTTGTTCCAATTCTATCACAAGTAAACCATTTTCTAGTTTCGCATCTTTGATTTCAATATCATCTGCAAGTGTGAACTTTCTATTGAATGCTCTTTTTGCAATGCCCCTATGGATTAAATCATCCTTAGGTTTTTCTGTTGTGACTGTATCTTTAGATTTAATCTCTAAAACACCATCAGCTAGAATGACTTCTATTTCATCTTTACTAAAACCAGCTAATGCGATTTCTATAACATGTTTAAAGTCTTCTGTCTTTCTGATATTGTATGGTGGGAATCCACCTTGTTCGTAGGTTGTTCCATAATCTACTAGTCTATCAAAGACCCTATCAAACCCTATGCTAAAGGGCGTTATTTGATTTACATCAAAATGTGTTAGTTTTACCATAATAGTATAACCTCCTATTGTTAAGCAAAGTTAATTGTTTTGTGAACCCATTAGGCATTCACAAAAGTATTTATACAACTTCTAAACAAATTGTATAAGTTTTTTTGGTTCAATCTCAACAGGTTTATAACCAGTATCTTTCAAACCAAATTTCTTTATTTCCCACTTTGTTAATATTTTTGGTGGGGCAGGTAATTCAACTTGATTACCTTCTTTATCATTAAGTACAATACCAACTTCATTGTACTTATCTTTAGTTAAAAACTTGCCTCTTAATTGTGCAAGTAAATCATTCTCCTCTTTAGTGACAAAGGTCACTAGTAATCCATGTAAATATAATTCAAACATTCTCTCAAATCCTTTTTCATCTTTAAGAAAGATATCTGAATTATCTAATACACATTCACCCACTAATGAAGAACCTAGTATGTGGTCATATGTATTTTTTGTTCTACCTTTGACTGCCTTTGTTGATTCATAGTGAGTATGAATTCTACTCATGCAATATGTAAATCTGCACATATCGTATTTTATATGATAATCTTTTTTGTAAGGTTTTGAATTTGCAATCTCTGGTGTCCATAAATGTAAATTTGCTCGAAGATTATTCCATGACATTCTGGCTTTATCTCTTAACAAATCTATTTTTTTCTTTGGATGTATAAACATAATATAATTCTTGTGTAAAAAACTGAGGGAACTTTCATTCCCTCAGCCTGAGGTATCAAACATGAAGTTTGAAATCTTAGTAGTTTACTGCTCCACCATCTTCATTAACAGTTTCATCTACTGGGTCATCTAGATTTTCATCATCAGAATCCGATATACCTTGTATATCTTCTCCAGCATCCACCTTGGTGTATAAATCTACAAATGATTCTTTCGTATCATCATCAAATCTTGATACACATAACTCGATAGCTTTCATCTTATCTTTAAAGATTGAGAACGCTTTAACTATGTGGTCAAGTCTTCTGGTTGAAATTAACTCATCAACTCCACCATCATAGAAAGTCTTTCTAATAACCTCTGCCCATGTACACAGGTTCTCAGCAAACTTATCATCTATCTTACCATACTTTTCCATAGAACCAAGTATGATTTTCTTCTCAACTTTTGAACTAGGATATGGTTGTTCTATTGTAATCGCAAATCTTTCAAGGAATGCCTCATTCAGAATATTCGTTCCAACAAATCTACCATCATCAGAACCTTTACCTTTAGTATTGGCAGTTGCAATCACATTGAAACCAGGTTTTGGTGTTATCCATTTATTAATCTTTTTCAGAAACACACCCTTGCCTTCAAGAACTGGTTGTAATGCAAGTAGTTTATTACTACCCAAATCACACTCATCAAGAAGTAAAGTACATCCTCTTTCCATTGACTGAATAACAGGGCCAGGAACGAATTTAGTTTCACCATCTATTAATCTGAATCCACCAAGTAAATCATCTTCATCAGTTTCAATGGTAATGTTTACTCTTATTAATTCTCTTTTTAATTGACTATGTAATTCTTCAACCATCAATGTCTTACCATTACCTGATAAACCTGTTATAAAAACGGGATAGAACATCCTTGATTGAATAATCTTTTTAATTGTTGAACAATGACCCCATGGTACAAACCCTTCAAAATGACTAGGAATCAGATTTTGAGTTTCTGTATTCATCATCAAATTTACAGTAGTATTAGAATTGTCCGTACTAATAGTCTGTTTTGGTGTCATTGGAACCTCACTAGAGTTTACACTACTAGAAGGTATTTGATATTGACCGTGGCCAATTTTATAAGCCTTCAACCACGCGGTTGTCGGTAATCCATTTTCAGTACATACATCATTCATTTCTTTTCTAGAAAGAATCGCATTCTCACCATACTTTTCAGTGGCAAGGTCTACGAATGATTTTTGTACAGCATTTAATGTATCATAACTTATCATATTATATTTACCTCATTTATTTTTTTTGAATTTGACTTGAAATCTAAATGATAATGATTCTCATTTGGAAGATAATCTCTCATTTCTCTATTTCTCATCATACTACCATTATGACAGGTTGGACAAGTTTTGTCAACCCCCAATTTCTGCCATAAATTCTTGTTGAGAATGATTCTCATTAAGCAATCATTCCTATAAACTTGTTTAACAGTGGTCTATTCATTTTTCTACCTGTGGACATTTTTTTGAATGCCTTTTTCAATTCTGCTTTTTTAGCTCCAGGTTGTACTTCTGACATATCATCTGTCGAAGTATTTAATTTTTCTCCACCTGGTAAAACATATAGCTCATCCCAAGCTTGAGTTGTGCATACTGCAACATTATTCTTTTTAATCTCTTTTTGAATACTTTTAATCTTTTCCATATCTGAATCATTGTAGGTATTTAATCCAAAAATATGTGCTAAATCATATCTTTGAATTGTACCTGATTTATTTCTACCAGCAATAAAGAAGTTTACTACATTCATATCTGGTACTCTTGCTTTCAAGAATTGTATTAAGATATTCGTTTGTGGTTCATATGAAAACGCATATCTATCATAAATCATTTTACCTTCATCATATCTATCTTCTTCTGGTTTTTGCAACCATTTCTTTTTAGTAATCGGGTCTACAAGAGAAATCCTTGTATCTCTACCTTTGAAAGATTTTCTAGAATATGAACCTTCATAATTATCTGGTAAAGGTTTTTTATAACCATCTTTATCATATCTTTCAGAATATGGTCTATTATCATCCATATTCCATTCATACTTACTATCAACACTATTACTTGAACCATCAGTTAAAAATACTGTATGGACTTTTTGTATTCCATTATCTTTTTTAAATTTAGGTATTAAATCCATTGCATAAATTATTGAATGATTTAATGGTGTACTATGTAAATTGTATTTTTCGTGTATGTATATTGGATATACATATTTACCATCATCTTGATTCGAATAATCTGAACCATATCTTTCATTATAATAATGACTGATTGCCCATAAATTAATTAAACCTTCATTAAATTCATTTTTATTAGCTCTACTTGATAACATATTCAGTAAAGTACATTGATTTACAATTAAATCATTTTCTTTTGGTTTTTGTGCTCCAATATTCTTATTAGTATCATCTCTTTTACTATATCCATTTGTAAATCCGTAAACTTCAAAAGGAATATTCACTCTTTTACAGAACCAAACTAAATTCAATGTCTGTTTAATAGTATTATGGAAATTATCTGCCATAGAACCTGACCAATCAACGAACATAACCAATCCATGATTCGTTGCTCCTGGCAAGTTAGTCATTTTTAGGAATATGTCTTCATTGTAAGAATAACTATGTAGTTTATCCATATTTAATTGACCAGTTTTAGAGATTGTTGCTCTCTTATATTGGTCTGCAGCTTTTTTCATTTCAAATTCTTTAACCATATATGAAATTGTAGGAGCTTGTTCTTTTTGATATTTAACAATATCTTTTTTAATCCATTCCATATATTTTTTACCTTCTTCATCCCTTACTCTAGAACCATAATGTTCTGTCAATTCTTTATTAATTGTTTTATAATCAATTATTGCCTCATCAAGATTAACTTTAGGAATATTGATATGTTCAATTTCTGTTGCATTTTCATCAAGGCTTTCTCTCATACTTCTATTCATGTTTTTATCTGTTTTCGCAGATATACCATCAACATCTTCATCACCTTCAGCTCCATTACCCTGTTTGGTATTACTTTCTTCTTCTGAATCATCTTTTTCTGTATCTTTTGAATCCTTACTTTCATCTTCTGATTTTTCACCAGTATCTGAATCTGAATCATCTTTTGAATCTGAATCTGAATCTTCATCTGATTTTTCATCACCAGAATCTTTTTCTTTTGAATCTTTATCACCTTCTCTTTCGATTTCAATATCACCATTTTCATCTTCTATTAAATCTAAAGAAAACATATCATCTGATTCTTGTTGTTCAGGTTGAGCTTTCATCCAAGCTTGTAATTTTTCAGCTAAATTAACAACATCATCTGATGTTTTAGTTTCATTAGCTTTTTTAACCCATTCTTGTTCTTTATCAAGAAAAGGAACATTTGGTACATTTTTATAATGCATATTAATTCTATCAATCAGATTAAGTTTTGATAAGTCTTTTCCTTTAATATTGAAAAAGTCTTTATCTAATAATTCATCATATGCTTTCTTAAATATTCTTACTGACCCAAGATATCTATCTTGAATCATTTTTTCAATTCTAACATCTTCTAAAACATTTAAGAAAGAATGTTTGATTCCTTTATCTACACCTTTCTTCATCATATCTTCAGGTGTTTCTAAAGCATGACCCACTTCATGAAGTGACATCATATCTGCAACATCTTCTGATTTATCTTTCCAAATAGGTAAAGTGACTACCCTAGTTTTTACATTAAAACTGGCAGTAGGAACTTTTTGATATATTACAGATAAATCTTCTTCGGCCAATAATTTGACTAATGTTGATTTATCTTTGATATTATCTAACTTGATTTTTTGATTTTTTTGATATCTCATAAATTCTCTCGATTTTTGATTTTACATAACCAGTATAACAGGTCGAAACAAGTTTTGTCAAGGGTTATAAGTTATTGATTTATATAGGATTTTTAAGTTTTTAAGAAATCAGATTGTACAAAAAGTGAACAATATCAATGACTTACAGACTAAATGAGAATGATTCTCATTTGGACTTTCTTAATTTAGTAAGTTTCTTGTTCAATTTTTTGATTGCCCTTTCTAATTTTAAAGGACTTGCAAGTCTTGTAAAGTCTGTACCTTCCATATGGTCATATTCATGTTGAAATACCCTAGATGGTAAACCAACTAATTCTTTCTCATGTTTCTTTCCTTTCTCATCTTCAAATTCAACTTTGATTGCATAAGGCCTTTTTATCTTTAACCATATACCAGGGAATGATAAACAACCCTCATCTATTAATACTTGTTCTTTTGATACTTCTAATATTTTAGGATTAAAAGCAGTAAGTATTTTTCTAGTATCAACATCTTCATACATTATGAAAACTCTTTCCATAACACCTATTTGATTTGCAGATAAACCAACTCCTTGATAATGCTCCATAGAATCTATTAAATCTTGTCTGACTTTTTCTCTATCACATTCTTTACTTATACCTTCTAAACGAACATATAAAGCAGGATTGTTAGGTTCTACTAATTTTGAAATTTCACTCATGCTGATATCATCTTACTAAAGTTTTTATTCTTCTCAAATTTAAGTGTGTGTTTAAATTTGTCCACTAATACATCTTGTTTATGACTTATCACAAATACATTCTCACCTTCTAGTGTGTTTAATATTTTTAGGAACTCATCTGTTCCTGCACTATCTAATGAACTGTCAAATATTTCATCTAGTATTAATAGATTTGTATTTGTACTATTTTTCATTTTAGCAATTGCACGCCATGTAAATAAAAGTGCTAAATCTATTCTCATTTTTTCACCTTCACTAAATGAATCATAATTAAAGTTATCACGAAATCTTGATTTTATTGTTTCTATAAAATTTTCATCTAAAGTAAAGTTTACATAAAATTCCATTGACGCTAAATACTTATTAATCAACTGATTCATGATAGGTAAATATTGTTTAATAATTTTAGTCTTAATACCTGTATCTTGCAACATGGCTCTAGATGCTTCTGAATAATTTTTTTCTTCTCTTAAACTTTTCTTCTGTAATTCAATATCATCAAATTCTTTTTTAAATGTATTTAATTTTTCTTCATCAGAATTATTAAGTGTACTCTTTTCTAATTCTGTAATTTCATTATCTATTTTCATATTCCATTTTTCTAATTCTTGTATAGATGTATTTAAACTTGCAATATCTATTGAATTGGTTTGTATATTACCTGTGACTTTTTTTATCTCATTTAATCTTAATTCAGTTTTACTTAATTCTTTTTCCATTTTTGTAAGACCATCTACAATTTCATTCGATTCACCTTTTTTGATATCTATCATTTTAGTTTTAAAGTCTTTAGGTATATCTTGTTCACAAACTGGGCAGTCATCATGTTCTTCAAAAAATTTAATCATCTTATCTTTTTCTTTTTGTTTTTCTGTAAGTGTAGAACGCAAGTCTTTTAATTTTACATCTTTTGATTCTATACTAATCTGGTCTGTGACTGATTCAAATAAATTCTTATTAATTCTTTCTAATTCTTTCTTTTCATTTTTTTTCTTATCTAACTCTAATGAATTATGATGATAATTATCATTCTTTTCATTTATGATTAAATCTTTATTCTTTTTGATATCTTCAATATAAGTTTCTTGCATAATTATCTTTTCACTACATAACTTATAATTATATTCTACTTCTTGTAATTCAACTACTAAATCTTTTAATCTTTGTTTTAATAACATATTCATTATTGAGAATATTTTGATATCTAATAAATCCTCAACAACCTCTCTCCTAAATTTTGCCTTTAGTTGCATAAATGGTACAAAGGTTGAACTACCTAATATTACAACTTGTGTAAATGAACGATAGTTTAGTTTAAGTATTTGTTGTTCTAGTATTTTTTGATAGTCACGATTATTGGCTTCTTGATTTAACATCTTATCGTTTTGCCATATCTCAAATATATTTGGTTTGATACCACGAACAATTTTATATCTTCTACTTGCAATACTAAACTCAATCTCAACCACAGTTTCCATAGCATTAACTGTATTGACTAATTGAGATTTACTAATACTACGAAATGGTTTTCCAAATAATGCAAAACATAGTGCATCAAGAACTGTGGATTTACCAGCTCCATTCTCACCTATGATAAGTGTTGTATCATTACGATTTAATTCTATTTCTGTAAATTGGTTCCCTGTTGAAAGAAAATTCTTCCAACGAACCTTTTCAAATTTTATCATTATAAGTCTAGGTCTTGAGCCTCTGTGTATAGAGATTTCATTTGGGTTTTTAATCTATCTTTATCTAAATTAATTTGTAAATCATCAATATATCTATTTAATAGTGTGACAGTATCTTCTGTGTTTTTAGCTACATCATCTGATACTGAACTTGCATCTAAATCTGAAAAATCTTCGACAATTTTTATATCAAAAGCATCTGCTCCATATAATTTATCTAAAAATGTATCAAACTGATATAAATCTTTTTTCGTGACTACAATAAGTTTAACATATTTGTTTGCATACTTTGTTATATCATGTTCTTGATAATTTTCTTTTGTATCATCATAATATATTTTCTCATGTATAGTATATGGATTTAATATTCTTTCTAATGTTTTAGTTTCTGTATCATAAATATGAAATCCTTTTTGGTCTTGCCAATCATTCCAATACAATTCATAAGGTGTACCAAGATAATATATCTGACCATCATCTGATTTATGATGAAAATGTCCACTCATAACTGTATCAAATTTTCTAAAGAATTCTTTTTCACGGCCGCCGCTAGAAACTATGACATTCTTATTCATTTGAAAACCATTTATTTCTAAATGACCCATACATACATCAGCTTTAGTTTCATCTATCATACCTTCTGCATAAATTTCATTTGATTGATTAATCCAAGGCATAAGTAATATTGGAAGACCATCAAATTCTACTTCTGTTGCATCTTCGTAAATATGAATATTGTTATATCTTTCTTTTAATATTTCTGTAAGTGAATTTACCTGACTTGTATTCTTATAATAGATATCATGATTACCTACTAACATATGTAAGTCAATTCCTAAATGTTGAAAAGGTAATATAAATCTCTCTCTAAAATCTTTTACAGTACGATATGACGCATACTTTCTTCTATCAAAACAATCCCCTAAATGAATACATGTTTTAATATTATTTTGTTGTAGATATGGGAAAAAAATACCTTCATAAAATTGATAAAAGTATTCGTTAAAATTTACATTGTCATTTCTGGCACCGAAGTGGGTATCAGTTATCAGTGCTATCTTCATCTTTATTATCTGTCATATATTCCTCTAGACCTGATGGTAGAGTAGTTTTATTTTTTTTCTTTACTTTATAAACATCTTCTTCTGGCAACATTATGTCTGGGTCAAAACCTCTTACATCATATACAGTATCATCACCATCTAATGTTGTAAAAGTTTCATACTGTTGTTTTTCTATTATCTTATTCTTAATATGTGACTGTTTCTTTTCTTTTTGTATTCTTCTTAAAAATGCATAGTATATAATCTGTGTAAAATATGCGAAAGGATTATTTGATTTATCTGGGTTAAAGTTATGAATATATTGTAAACAGTTTTCTATACCATCAGAAACCATTTCAGAACGATAAGTATAATTAATAAAGTTAGGTCTGTATGATAATCCATTTGCAATCTTTAAAAAACATTCACCTATGTAATTTGTTACAGGTGGTTTTTCTTCTCCCGCTTCTTCAGCTTCTTCACACTTTAATTTCCAATCTTTCATAGCCTGAAGAAATTCAGAATTATCTATGTAATGAGCGGTCTTTTTTTTATTTTTTGACATGTTAGCATGGTACTAGGTTATACATATTTTGTCAAGGAAAAGAACATAATTTAACTAAAAAACTTTTTTGCTATTTTTTATAAATAAACCTTGACAAATCTTGTTTAATTGATTATAATATTGTTGTCCTCACGGGGTAATAATATATACTCTAGAGTGGTTAATGTTTAGTATCTGAAATAGGTAAACTATCAAAGTCTTCATCTGACATTATTTCTTCTTTTATTTCTTCTTGTAATTCTTCTGTTTTATCTATCTTCTTACCACCATTAGATAAAGCATCCACATACTTATCAAATAACTCTCTTACTTCTGAATCAACATCCTCTATATCTTCTGGTGACCCGAATCTTTGTTTTAATTTAATATCTTCTTTTTGTGGAAGACTATCAGGTGATTCACTTATTGCGTTTAACATAAAGTTATAATAGTTATTCAGTGCATAAGACGCGTCACTAATAGCAACGATATTACTTCTTTCTAATTGATAGTTTTCATCTACTGTGAATGGTTGCAACCATCTAGATAAAGTAAGAGCTTCAACAACCCCTTTCTTTGTGACTTTATTCTTAATTTGCATCTTTAAAGGTTGAGCTATATTCAATATAGGTGAGGTCTTGTCTGTATTGTGACTTTGCATACAAGTACAAACAATATCTTCTCCGTTAGATAATTTAATGACTTTTGTTGTGTTCTCATTTAATTCTGTCATAACTCTACTATTTATATCTTTAAGGTGTCTATTTCGTATTCAAATTGTTCTTCATTGTATATGTTGATTCTTTCTAAAAAGTGTTGTAAAGTAAAATTCTTCCTATCTTTATAACTAAAATCATCCCCTATGTCTAAAAGGGTTG